GGCCGAGAAGCATATCATATTCCTGGGTGGATCGAATAGACTCCTATCGCATGGAGGTTGACGGTGCGATTATCCTCGAATGCATTGGGTGGTCTCGGGTATTGGAAAGGGTAAGAAAAGCATTTTTGAGAGTGCAGGCTACATAGGGTAAGTAGAGGCAGTATATGAATTCAATGAAGATCATAGCCAGCCCGTTTCTGACCCCCCTGAAGTTATCGGGGGAAATATCGCCAAGAAAAAATCATATTGGGGGAACGAAAATTATCAAAATGCCTTTGTTATTTCAGGTTCATAACGACAGCGAAAGGCACTAAAATCGGTGTAATCAAATAACTTATGCCAGTACAGAAATTATTAGCTAAAATTCATATCGCAAAAAAGCAGTTGGCGCTCGATGAGGATAACTATCGCAATGCCCTTGAGAGCCAGACGGGCAAACGATCCGCGGCGGTCATGACCGAGCGCGAGATCATCAAGTGCATTAATCATTTCATGAGTCTCGGGTTCCAACCGCATTCGAAGCCAAAAAAATATGATGATCTTCCGCCCAGGGATTCATACGATGCCACACCCGGGCAGCGGCGACTGATCGAGGTTTTGTGGCACGAAGTGTACCGCGGCAACGAGGAGAAAAAACATCTCCGGCAGTTCCTCTGGAATCATTTTAAGGTTTCGGAGGTCCGGTTCATCAGAGACAAGGATCTGGCATATAAAATAATTGAGGCGTTGAGAGCGATGCAAAATAGACGGACACGTGACACGGACACGGTGGGGATGTGATGGAGCGATGTAAAATATCGGGAAGATCCTTTAAGGCGAGCAACCAGGTCGCCTGTAACAAATGTAGATTACGACGCGACTGCGATAAAGGGTTGTTGGTGAAAAAAATCGATCTTATTGCCCAGGAGAGAAAAAAGGCAGCCGATGAATCGGGGAATCCGAGGATCTGGACGGCGATCCGGTATTCTCAGATTTTTTTGAGATCATTGATACCGGCACAATAGACAATAGATGAGGGACGAGAGACGAAATGACTGCCATTCGGTGTCCAAAATGTAAAAGGTTGCTATTCAGGACGAAGGAGGAGATCGCTGAGGGCGAAATTATCAAGATCGAAATCCAATGTCCAAAATGTGGATATACCTATGAGGTGAAACCCAGAAAAAAATAACTTGACATTGTCAGGACAATCTGCTAAGGTATCGGGAAATGATTAAAAAAAAGACCTTAAATTCCAATTACGACTTACCGAGGAGGAGATGACCATGCTTAAAACCCAGGCCAAAACCCTGGGATTAAGTCTTTCGGCCTATCTGAGAATGTTGATTTATAAAAATAATTTATCTCAGGTCGGAGACTCGACTCTTCGAGGCTTCAGCCCTGAAGATCAGCCCTAAAGGGCTGAGTTACGAAACCTAAAGGATAGAGCGCTTCGAGCGCCGGCCGTCAGGCCGTCCTGATAATTGAGAGGGCTACGAGCCCCTGACCCCGTGGAGTAGATTTTAAATCACTCCACAGGGTTCAGGGGCTTTTTTTATAAGGAATCCAGGAAAGCAGGAATGGAACCAAATCGTTTTTGGGACTCGATCAAGTTTTTTAAATATACCGAATTTTCGGCCCCGGAGGATCCCGAATCGGGCCTCCTGATGAGCCACTTTCTCGTCATCGGGATAGAGGAACTCCGAAAAGTCACGGGTCATCCGGTGATCATCCACCAAAACGGCGGATACGCCTTTAAAGGACATTGTGACAATTCCTTTCATTACCTGGGTTTGGCGGCGGACTTTCACTTTCAGGGTTGGGGTCTTCCGTTCCGCGAACAAACACGTATCGTTCTTGGACTCAGCAAGTTCGGCGGTGTGGGAGTTTATCCCGAATGGAAACCCATTCCAGGTTTTCACGTCGACGTGAGGCCAGGGTTTCAGATATGGGTCAAAAGAAAAGACCAATATCTCTATATTTTTGAATAAGGAAGTCATGAACTCAGGAAACTCTCCTGCTTTCCTGGATTCCTTATAAAAGGAGGCTAACATGGACTTTCAAAGTGTGATTGGTTTTTTGGCCCCGTTGATTGTCATCTTCATCACTCAAATCCTTAAAAAGTGGATCGCCTCCAGATGGGCGCCACTTCTCGTTTTTGTCCTGGGAGGGATCTCCACGCTGATCGGCGTCGGTCCGCAACCCGGTGCCGAATTTGTTGACAAGATGATCAACGTGGCCTGGGTCTCCGGCGGGGCAACCCTGTTGTACGATATCTATAAGAAATTCAAGGGGTCAAACATAACCAAAATTCCTATTGCTCTGCTGGCCATTGTACTTGCCATCTCTCTCACCGCCTGCGCCTCCTTCGAGTCCAATACTTACAAGACTCTCTACACCCTCGGCGTGACCTACGACACTGCTTTGAAATCTGCAAACGATCTCTACAAACAGCAGAAATTGAACCCGGATCAGGTGGACAAAATCATTGGATACGCGAATGCCTATTACGTGGCCTACCAAGAGGCCGTCGTTGCATTCGACATATACCGAAAAACTCAACTGGCAGCGGACAAAGAAAAATTAATTACGGCACTCACTATCGCATCGGGAAAATATGGAGAGATTATCTCCTATATTGAAAAACTCAAAACAAATTGAAATGAAATCTTTTTCGTAGGGAAGGGTTTGAAACCCTTCCTGGGGAGGGATGAAATGGATAAAAACAAAGTTCTTGATCTTGCGGGGGTTCTGGCCAGTCTGATCATCCAGTTTGGCATTCCGGCAGCCATACTACTCATTCAGGGGCTTGGAAAAGACGAGATCACCGATGAGGACATCCAGAAACTAAAGGCGCTGGTGAAACCGCCGGAGACGTATTTTCCGGGAGTGGGGAAATAAACAATGGAGAACTGGCATATCCTATTGATTCTACTTGGTGTTCAGATTGTTTTCGGCCTGATAATTTCGGCGATGGCCTTTTTCATGAAACGCACAATCGTCCAAATTGATAAGAGATTAGAGGCCGGAGATTCAAGGTTCAAAGAGATTGCGGGATGGGTCGAAGAAATTAAGGAGAAAAGGGCTTTGGATCGTGAATATTTTGCCAATAGGTATGTGGCAAAGGACGATTTCATAAGGGAAATCCAATCTCTCGATTTCAAAATCGATCTCGTGGCATCAGATGTGAAAAAATTACTCGTTCTAACCGGAAGAGGGAGAGATGGCGCTATTCTATGATCGCAAAGATTTTCGCAGGGAAATTTTGAAGACGGTTTACGTTGTCCGTTATTCTGAAATTCAAATGAAATCCCTATTGAAAGCTTTGCGGGGAAGCGGGTTTCCCGCGACTACTTATGGAGATTTGGAAGCCGAAGCCACCTATCTCCAGAGAAAAGGATACATTAAGATCGGAGATTCCATTAATCCGATAACTAAGGAGCAGGCGGCAACAATTTCCATTACCGAGGAAGGGGTCGATCTTATAGAGGGAAACCGTTTGGATGTGGGGGTCGAAGGTGCCTAAACGGGAATATTCCTTCGCCCTGAGAAAGGATGCGGAAGACCTTTATATCAAAGAACAAAAGACGATAGAGGAGATCTCTACTGCCACAGGTGTCTCAATCTCGCAGGTTCAACGATGGGCCAAAGAAGAGACATGGAAAGAAGGAAAAGAAAAATTCCAGGAGCGGATCAACAAGGCCAGGGAGGACACGCGAGTCTTGATGCGCGAAGAAATCCTCATCGAGGATCTTGTTCACCAACGCGACCTGATGAAGAAATATTTCGAAGGCAAGGAGGTCATGGAGAAGGCAGACACGCAGATGATGTATGCCTACACGAATGTGACCGATTCCATTTGCAAGATCCTCGCCGATATGAGGAAGCGCGATGAAGCCCTACGGAGCGTTCAAAAAATTGACCGACCCCAATTGTTTTTGGATTTTATGCGCGATCTGGTCTCTTTCCTTAAAGATCGGGACCCGGCAGGCCTCGAGGCGCTGGAAAAGAATTTTGATGAATTTATCTCTTTTGCGAAGCAAAAGTATTCGTAACTCAGCCCTTCAGGGCTGAGATTCAGGGCTAAAGCCCTAAGATACATTATGAGAAAAACGCCACTCACTTCCAAAAAGTTTGATCTTGAGATTGAGGCGATCCGAAACCTGATCCAGGCCGAGGCGAAGCCTTTTACGGATCCTTCGACAGGCTCAGGACAGGCGACACAAAAGGAACGGATCGAGCGGGCATCGAAGGACATGAAATTTTTCGGGCAGACCTATTTCCCTCATTATATCTCGGCGTCATGTTCTGCCTTTCATCACTACATTTGCGCCCGCTATCCCACAATGATCATGAGATCGATTGAAACCGGCGATGGCGATAAACAGGTCGACGCAGCTCCTCGAGGCAACGCAAAATCTACATGGGCCGATCTCGTGTTGGTCCTCTGGTGCGCTGCCTTCAGACATCGGTCTTTTGCATTGATTGTCAGCGACACGGCGTCCCAGGCCGAGGATTTCATTCAATTCATCAAGGCCGAGCTCGAGGTGAACGAACGGTTGGCCCAGGATTTTCCAAAACTCGTCGGCCAGGGGCCGATCTGGCGGGCCGATGTGATCATCACAAAAAACGGAATCAAAATCAGGGGCGCGGGTGCGGGACAGAAATTAAGAGGGATGCGGCACGGAAGCAAACGGCCCGATCTCGTGATCTGTGATGACCTTGAGAACGACGAGGCAGTGGAATCGCAGGATCAAAGAAAAAAAACAGAAAAATGGTTTTTCAAGGCCCTCATGAAGATCGGCCAGAAAAACACGGTCTATATCGTCCTCGGAACGATCCTCCACTATGACAGTCTTCTCTCCAATCTCCTCAAAAAACCGGGATGGAAAGGCCGCAAATTCAAGGCCGTCATTAAATTTTCCAAATCGAAACTTTGGGAGCAATGGGAAAATATTTTTGTTGATATCACGGTCGGAAAAGAAGAGGCCGAAGTCGCAGCCGATCAGTTCTTTGCGGCTCACAGCGGAACAATGCTTGCAGGCGCCGAGGTCCTATGGCCCGAAGTCGAAGATTATTATTATCTCATGAAGATGAGGATATCCGATGGACCGGCATACTTTGATTCAGAGAAACAGAATGAGCCTATTAACCCGGACGATTGCCTCTTCAGGGAAGAGGAATTTATTTTCTGGGACGAAGGAGAAGTGGATCTTGCGGGCGTGCCCCACTATGGGGTTGTCGATCCCTCGATGGGAAAGAGATCTAAGAAGGCAGACCCATCGGCGATCATTGGAGGCCGCGCGAAGAACTACGGTGAGGGAATTATACTTTACATCGACATTGCCGACATCGAGAAACGAGTGCCCGACCGCATCATCAACGACATTCTGACCTACCATGAAAAAGATAGGTTTGCGGCATTCGGGGTCGAATCGATACAGTTTCAGGAATTTTTTGCAAATTCGGTTGAAAAAGAGGCGCACAAAAGAAACCTCACGCTTTCGGTCGTTGAGCTCAATCCGCACACGGATAAGACTTTGAGGATCCAGACGCTTCAACCCTGGATCAAAAACGGCTGGATCAGGTTTAAACGGAACCAGAGGATATTGATCGACCAATTAAAATATTATCCGATGGCCGATCATGATGACGGCCCTGATGCGCTGGAGCAATTAAAAAACATGATCGGAAGCAGAGTCGGTCCAATCGAATTTAAATCATTCGGCAAAAGAGCGACCTCAGCAATGGACCATTACGTATCCGGCAAAGAGGCAACGAATTATTACTGATGTAACTCAGGACCCTGCCGCAGGAGCCCTGATCATCAGCCCTAAAGGCCTGCCTGTGCGTGGCACGCAGACAGGGCTGAGTTACAGGAGCCGCATGGCGACGAAAGCAAAGAAAAAGCCGACAACTGACCAGATTGCGACCGCGCAAAACGACATCACGCGCAACTATATCGGGAAGACCCTCTTAAATCCCGATGCCGTGCTTTCTAAGGAGTCCGGAGGCAAGGGGGTCCAGATCTACGAGGAGATGCTCTTTGAGGCAAGGGTTTTCTCAGAGATGCAGAAGCGAAAACTCGCGGTCATCGGAAAAGAATGGGAGGTCACTGCCGGGGGGGACAGTCCGCAGGATCAAAAGATCGCCGATTTTGTTGCCGAGGTTTTGAAAAAGTTCTCATACGACACGGCACGCCAGTCTCTCCTCTCGGGCATCGTCACCGGTTTTAAGCCAGGCGAGATCATGTGGAATTATTCCGAGGGAGATATTTGGATAGAAAAAATAAATGCGGTCTCCCCAAGGAGATTCTCATTCGATCTCAATAACAAACTGAGGCTCCTCACATGGGGAAACATGCTCGAGGGCGAAGAGATCCCTGACCGGAAATTTATCGTTTTTACGAATCCCTCCGATATTAACAGCCCTTATGGAGACGGCATCGGACGGGCACTTTATTGGCCTCTCTGGTTCAAAAAAAATGGCGTGAAATTCTGGGCGGTCTTCCTCGACAAATTCGGCCAGCCCACGCCCTGGGGGAAATATCCTGCCGGGACAGAAAAAGGAAAGCAAGATGATCTTCTTGACGCGTTAAAGGCCATGCAGACCGATCAGTGCATCATCACACCCGATAATATGTCGGTCGAGCTTTTGGAGGCTGCGCGGGCGAGTTCGGTCGACTCTTACGATCGGTGGGAGAAATTCTGGAACGATGCGATCTCTTTTATCATCCTCGGCCAGACCGCGACAACCGAAGGAACTCCGGGACAGCTTGGCGCCGCAACCGAAAGAGATCAGGTCCGGTTGGAGATCGTCAAGGCCGATGCGGATTTGCTCTGTGAATGCCAGAACAATACCTTGATCCCCTGGCTGGTTGATTACAATTTCCCAGGAGTGACCGAATACCCAAAGGTCTGGATCCGCACGGATCCGGAAGAGGACCTAAAACCCCTCGCCGAGAGAGACCGGATCATCGTGAAAGAGATAGGACTTCCCACCGCCAAATCGTATTTTTACGATACCTATGGAATTCCCGAGCCGCAACCGGATGAGGAGTTGGTGAGTGTGCCACAAACGCCGTCTCCGTTCGCACCGGCCGGATTCTCTGAAAGAAACGATAGACGATGGACGATAGACGATAGACGAAAGAAAAAAATACGTCCCTCATCCCTCATCCCTCATCCTTCGTCCTTTGCCCCGGTTGGATTCTCGGAGCGAAACGATAGACGATGGATGATAGACGATAGACGAAAGAAAAAAATGCGTCCATCATCCCTCATCCCTCATCCTTCGTCCTTCGCAGAGCCAAACGATTGGATCACCGAATACATGCGGCGTCTCGAACCTGCGCTTGCGAAAGTTCGGGGATCGGCGCTTGCCGAGATCGAGGCATGGCTGGCCAAACAAGGATCTCCGCCGAGCGAAGAGGAATTTACCAGTGCCCTTCAGGGGATTCTCGGCAGCTCATACAAATCGATCGATAAGACCGCGATCCATGACACCATCACGGCTATGTATCAGGATTTCAAATCTGCGGCGGCCGCAGGGCTTGGCGGAGATCTGATGGCGACCATTGGATTCGGCGGAGCTGATGTACGGGCTATTAATTTTCTCGGCAATCTTGATCATTTTTACATTTCAAAATTCGTTCAGAACACCGATGCCCAGGCAGCGGTCAGGGATTTTCTCAAGACCCGTTACCTCGAAGGAGGCGAGGGCCTGTTTGGCCGCGGCGATCCGAAGGCCCTTATGGAACTGAAAAATATTCTGAGTCAGAACATGATCGACCTCGAGGGCTATCAGGTGCGGAGAATTATTGAGACGGATGTGGTTCGCGCTCAGAACTGGGCGCATATCTCGCAGATGCACGACGCAGGGATCTCGGAGATCGAGATCATCGAGCCGACAATGGAGTGCGCTTTCTGCGCGCAGATGAACGGCAAAATCATCCAGGTTGATACGGGTTATAGCCGGATGATCGATCAATCCAATATGACTCCGGAGGAATACGAGGCGGAACTCCAGGCAAATGCGCCGTCCCTTGACAGCATTCAGGATTTTGTAGATCAGGGATTGCTGCCGCCATATCATCCGCACTGCCGGGGAACAATTGTAATGAAACAATGAACGATGGACGATGGACGATAGACGATGGACGATGAACCGTAGGGAACGGTTTAAAACCGTTCTTTACTTCATACATGGTAAAAGATGGAAATAAACGTCAAAGTCGAAATCAAAGGCAAACTCCTTAAAGAACTTAAAGAAAACCCGGGAGAGGTCTCACGGAAATCGATCTGGGCGGGGATGACCTGGCTGGTTGAAGCGATCGAGGCAAAGGCCAAGAAAGAAGTGCCGGTCAAAACATCGAACCTCCTCAGATCGATTACGAGCAATGTCTCGGCCGACGGCAAAAAAGGGACGATCACGGCGGCAGCCAAAAAAGATGGAAAACCGTATGGATTATTTGTCCACGAGGGCACCGGACTTTTCGGACCATTCAAAAGATTGATCCGACCGACAACCCAGAAGGCCCTTTTCTGGCCAGGGGCGCTTCATCCGGTCAAATCGGTCAAAGGGATGAAACCCAATCCATTCTTTACGAGGGCGGTGAGCCAGGTTGATCCTCAGAAAGTTTTTGAAGATGGGGTCTGGAGTTATCTCCAAAAATTCGGAGCGTGATAGATGATGGACGATGGACGATAGACGATAGACGAAGAGGTATGTAGGGAACGGTTTAAAACCGTTCCGTAAATCGGAGACGAGATGAAGCTAAAAAAAGCTGAAGAAATGGCAAAAAAATTAGGCATCAATACGGAAACCTTTCTGGATTGGAGGTCCCTCGGGATGCCCTATGTCAAAATCGGGAAAGCGGTATTTGTTTTCGAAGATTCCTTTCTTCGGTGGGCCAAAGATAAGGAAATATCCCCTAATGCCCAGGATACTCCACAACAAGACTTTTTCGGTCGGCCTATAGGGGAGGGCGCACCCCCTAAAAGTTGACGGGGATGGCGGGTGTTTGGACGGGTTTGGAAGGGTTTTGAGGGTTATTTGTGGGAAAAGACTTAAGGTCACTACCCCAAAATCACTGTAATCGGGGTTTTAACCGCCGTAATCATTTTTTAAAGGAGGTTTTTATGGATCTGATCGAAATTTTTAGGGTTGGAACCCATACCGACTCGGCTGGCAAGAACCGGGATTGGACGGACCAGGATCTTGAGGAGATCGTATCATTATATAATCCGGCGATCCACGAGGCCCCGGTCGTGATCGGTCACCCGGAACATGATTCTCCGGCCTATGGTTGGGTCGAATCCCTGAAGGTCGAGGGCGGGAACCTCCTGGCCAAGCTGAAAGACGTTGCCCCCGAATTCAAGGACTGGGTCAAACGGGGACTGTATAAGAAAATATCGATTGCCCTCTATCCCGATCTTGGCCTCCGCCATATCGGATTCCTGGGGGCCACCCCTCCTGCAATCAAAGGGCTTAAACAAACCACGTTCGGCGACAAAAAAGCCGCCTGGATTATCGAGGAGGATATGGAGAAACAATTCAAAATCGGAACTCAGGGCTTTAGCCCTGATAATCTGGAAAAAGGAGGTAAACTTATGGATTTTAAAAAATTCTTTTCAGATTTAGTAGCCTTGATCCACGGAGCCGAGAAAGAACTCGTCCCCACGGACACGGACACGAGACACGGACACGCCTATACCGAGGCCGATCTTGCCGCCGCCGAGAAGAGAGGCAAGGATGCCCAGGCCGCAGCCATGTTTGCCGAGACGGAAAAACTCAAAAAAGAAAAGGCCGATGCAGAGGCGAAGGTGAAAGAGATTGAGGTCAAGGCAAGAAAGGACGAGATCCATGCCTTCTCCGAAGGCCTGGCCAAAAATGGCCAGATCATCCCTGCCTGGCAGAAGATGGGAATTGAAGAATTCCTCTTCAGTTTGGACGCCGGTGAATCGGTGAAATTTGCCGAAGGTCACGAGAAGTCCAGAAGCCAGTGGTTTAAGGATTTCCTGACCGACCTTCCGCAGGTTGTTACTTTTAAT